ATTATTCATAGTATAACCAGCTTGACCATTAACTACACTAATTGCATCTAGTTTTACAAAGTTTCCTGTGATTGGTGTTTTACCTATATATGCCATAAATTATCCTTTTGGGTATTTATCCTTAACTGCTTTTATTGTTGTTTTCCAACCATCTATACCATTATGATAAATGTCGTCTAGTTGATCTGCTATTGATGGATATTCTTTTTTTCTATCTCTTTGATATTTGTTATTATTATACTCAGCATCAAGCTCTGCTTGTTTAGCCTCTATATCAGATTTAGAAATAACCGTTGTATCATTGTGCCAAATGATATTATTAATATCATTGCCATTAATAGTTACTTCTGCATTAGGATTAATTTTTAAAATTGCATCTAAAACACTTGCCATAAATTATGCTCCTATTTCTATTAAGGTTATAGTTGACATTCCACCACCCACATTTATTCTTGCTTTTCCAGAGCTGTCGCATTTACCATATAAGGTATATGTTGTAGATGATGTTGTGCTTGGGCTATCTAAAAACGTTAAAGCTCCAGCCATATAAATATCACTATCAAGACTATCGTAGGTATGAAAAAATCCAGATCCACCAGAACTTCCTAAATCTGATGATGCTCTATATAAAGTAAAATAAGCATATTTTCCATTAAAAGCTGAACTAACTGCTAAAGTAACTAATGCTAAAACTTTACTAGATGTTGCTGATGGAGTTATAGACGCATTTAATGTTAATGATGCGTAACTTGTAGATGTAGTTTCTCTTGCCGTCTCGTCTGTTGCGGAAACAACTTGTAAAACTTTTCCACCACCAATTAAACTAGCATCTAATCTTTTTAAAACTCCAGCATCACTAATTAAAAATTCATCTGTACTTGCTGGTGTAGTTGCTAATTCTGTTTCTGCTGAAATTATATCTTGTGCTAATTTAGAATTTGTAATTAAACCATCTTCTAAATCAGAAGAACTTACAGGTTTGTTTGCTGGTGCTTGTCCTATGTAAGCCAAAAGTTACTCCTATGTTATTTCTAGGATTGATAATGTTGCATCTATTTTAGCTGATACTGAACAATCTATTTTAATAATATCAGTTGCTTGAACAACAACTTTACCACCTGTTAAAAGTTCTAAAGATGACCCAGCAGGAATAGTGACATCTTTAATTAATAAAACTGTTTCGTTTGTTTCTGTATCTGAAGTATCTGATACTAATTGAACATCTGCTGTGACAGAAGTTGTGTGAATATTACAAAGTGTTAATCCAATAACTACTGTTGTTGTAGATGATGGAACTGTGTAAAGAGTTAATGGAGTTCCAGCACTTGATGGCATCGCACCATTTGTTTTTACCTTAAAAGTATTTGCCATTTATTCTCCTTATCCTAAAGCTATTGCAAGTGGTAAAGCATTTGGGTCGGCTTCTGTAATTGTACCTGTGACCGATGCTGTACTTGTTATTGCGTTTGATGTTATATTAATACTAAATAATTCTATGTTGTCTGAGCCATCATTTATTTTAATTTTTAAAAATCCTGATGTTCCTGAATCTACCCAAATTGTACCTTGTGCAACTGAACTTGGTGCTGAAGTTCCTAAATGACTTGTATTTACTGCTCCTAGAATATTGTTTAATTCTGTTCTAAAAGAAGCAAATCCTTGATTGGCTAAAACTACATCTGATACTTGACTCATGTTAATCCTTATATTTTAAAATGGTTATGATTTCAACCCATATCCAAACACTTGATAATCAAATGTTCGGCTTATTCCTGTATTACTACTATTATAAAACCTTATTGTAAAGCCTGTTTTAGATTTACTTGTGATCTGATAATAGTCTCCTGTCTGCAATCCTTGTGCTGAAATACCAATACTCGGAGTTGCGTAAAAAGAATTTGTAAATGTAATTGCTTGACCTGAAGCTGATGCAACAACATCTTCTCCTGACTCAGTTCTTACTTCAAAATTTACCTTGTATTGTAGAGTATGAACTTTTGCTCTAACCTTATTATTATCGCTGGTAATCTTACATCTAAATTTAAAAAATCTACCTTTTATTGTACTTTGCTGTGCAATTTTTTGAAAGCTAGTAATACTTGCTAAACTTGTGTCACTTGCTCCTACCTGTATTTCTGCTCCAGCCTGAACTTCAGGGCTACCATCAAAAGGTGCTTTAGCATCTTCAAATAAACTTGCACCTCTACCTGAGTCAAATAAATCGTACTCATCTTCTGATGTCATTCCAATAACAACACCTAAATTTACATCATAAACTGCATCTAAGCTTATGGTATTAGCAAATGTATAAAATCCTGATGATTGTATGTTAGAATTAAAGTTTGTTGGATTAGAGGTAGAGTCTGTTCCCCCAAGATCAAACACTCCCTCTGCTGATTCTATATTACCAACACCACTATCAAACTGTGTAATAGTATCTAATATTAATACTTTTCTACCTACATTATCTTCTGATAAAGCAACATTACTATCTCTTGTTCCTAAAAAATCTGCCATTATTCACTCACAGTTAATATATTTTTAAAGTTTTGTAATCCTGAAATATTAGTAGTCACAATAGAAGCTTCTGCACTTGCGTTTCCTAGTTTATCAACAGCTTTTATTAAGAAGCTTCCTGTTTGTGCATTTACTACTAGAGAGTTTGATTTTCTTCTTACTACTTTTGCAAGAGGTGTACTATCATTCCATGTAGCACCACTTTGAACATCTTGGTATCTTACTTCATACCAACTTATATCTAAGTCTATGACAGGTGTCCAAGATAACTCCATTTGATTAGAGCCAACCATTGACACCGACAAGTCATCCACATTATTGGGAATTTCTGTGGCTCCCACAATTTTTCTTGAAGCTGATGTATAACTAGAAGAAACTCCAAAACTATTTATAGCTTTTACTCTAACATCATAAGTTATATCATCAACAACATTTATAAATTCGTGATTAAGCTGAGTACCACTAGATATTATTTTAAAATCTGACTCAGTAGATTTTTTAGCTTCAACTTGATAATACTGAACAAATTGGTCTGTACTTGCACCAACAAGTATATTTAATCTAGTTAAAACAATACCATCAGCATATTCTATTAGTTCATCTGTAAGAGTCACAGAAGCTGGTGCTTGAATACTAAATGGATTTGGTAAATTAGTTGTTGGTGTACTAGAAACCTGACCTTTAGTTGCAAAAGTATAATGAGATGCTTGATATTCTACTAAGTTTAAATCAATAGTATAATCTTCTCTAAATGTCATAGATAAAACTCTAAATGCTTTACTTGAAAAACCTAAACTAGATAAAGTAACATTTACAATATCTCCTATGTGTAATTCGTAAGCTTTAAATCCACAGTTGATAGTAAGACCTATTGCTTCTCTACTACGTCTTAATATAATTTCAGCCATTTCTTCAGCTTGATATGGAGAAGTTATAGTTCTAAAATCAAATCTACCCTCTAACAAAAATCCACCATCTGCTGTTTTCATTGTTGCGTGTTTGTCTGCTGTTGCATATCCACTATCATCTATAGCTGGATATTGAATTTCATCTACTTGATAGTTTCTGTCAGGGTTTATAAATGAAGCAATAACTCTGTTATATTTAGAGTTTTTTGTAGGAGAAGCTAAAGCATATCCACCAATAATATCATCTTCTGTTAGTGATACTGAAGCTGTACCTGTTGTCTCAATAACTAATTTATATTTACCTTGAACATATGGAAGATAACCTCTCATGCCTTTTACTATTTCTCTTACATTGTCTAATACTTTTTTTGATGTATCTATAACAGCATTACAATCAAATAAATTTATATCACTACCCCCTGAAAATGGTGTGACTTGTGTGACGCAAACTTGTGAAGCATCATAAAAACTTTGTAAATCTAAATCTGATGTTGCAATACCTTTTCCATATCTTTCGTTTCTTAAATAATCTAATAAACAGAAAGCTGGATTGGTAGAAAAAGATGCTGTTTGCTCTGATAAGTTAGATGCTAATGTGACAATCTTTTTACCTTTTACTTTAGCTTGAACTTGTGGAATACCACCAAATACATCTTGATTCCATTTAAACCTTAAAGCTAAATAACAAATACCTCTTAATCTGTGATTACTCCCCCATGATGATAAAGGTGTTAAAACACTTGATGCTACTTGATCGTCTTTTCCTAAAAATGCTTGTATTTGTATATGACTTGTGGAGTCTTTAAAAAAATTACTATCACTACTTGCTACCTCTCTTACTGTTCCATGAGTTAATGCACCATCAAATGTGACTACTTTGTCATCTACCCTAATTTGTTCTATAGAATTTACCTCTCCCTCTGAAAGTGCCAAAGCTACATATAAGTAAGTATTATCTGTTCCTGATGTTTCTATAAAGACTCTTGTTCCACCAACTAATCTTTCTCCATAGATTATAGGAATACAAGCATTATTAGATTGTTTATTAACTAAGATACCTCTTTCAGTTTCTTCAAAATCATTTGTTCCGAAGTCAGGTACATCAGGTTTCATTGATCGCATAAACAACCAACCAATAGCCATTACACCTAAAGCAACAAATGGATTAAACCCACCACTAAACATATTAAATGCAGATATTACAGGTTTAATTATTTTTTTTACCGAGCCACCCATTATTTATGAAATCCCCTTTTAAATTTTTTACCAACTCTATATACTTTATCGTTATTATCTAAACGCAACCAAGATATAGATTCATTTGTTTTTAACAATTTTTTAAAATAGTTATATACCCATGACATAACCTCTTTGCTCTTTCTAATTATAATAATATCATATAACCATAAAAAATTACCACTTTTCCATTCATCTTTATAAATTTCAGATGTTCTTATATAATCATTTTCTACCTCTTTGCTTAAATAAGCCCAATTAACAAATCCATAAATTCCTTGTTCATCTTTAAATATTTTATATTGGTTTAAATTTATTGATGGTAAAATATGATGATATAACTCGTCATATGTGTTTTTTTTGTATTTGTTAAAATTATAATACAAAGCAATAACTTCATTAAAAGTTGTCATTCTCTACCCCATTTAATATCTAAAACTGATTCACTTGCATAATCCATACCAACATCTGCACTAAAGAATCTTTGTTGAGAAGCATTATTTGTTTTTCTACCTGACTTCTTATCAAAGTCTGCCCAATGAGATACAATAATTAATTTTACATTTGATTGAGTGTCTGTTTCAGCTATTTCAAATGTGTCTATGTTTCCTGAGTATAATAATATTGGGTCAGCAATTATAGAATTGCTTGAATTTAATAATCCTCTATATATTTCAACAGTATCATTAACAATATTCTCATTTAAAACTGTAGATATAAATGTTTGATCTGCACCTGATAAAGATAAACTTAATGAAGTTTTTGTAATATCTGTTTGTTCTTCAAATGACGAGCCACCTACTAAAAATGGAGAAGCTGTGTAAGTTCTACTTGTACCTGATATTGAAGAAGTTAAATCAAAACCACAATCAGTTATAAATACAGGTGTTGAAAATCCTATTTCAATAAGGTGTATTGGTCTAATCTGACCTGTTAATAACTCGTTTTTTACTGCTGTCGTTAGTGTTCGTGCCATGTTCCTCGTAATATGTTCTAGTTATGCTTTCTGTACCTTTTAACATGGTAAAATTAAATTTGCTATCAGGTTTTTGATAAGCTTTTAAATCGTTTGTTTTTTCGTCAATCTCATCTTCATTGACAATGGCTGTAGCTTCAAAGTCTGCACTAATTAAGTGTGTAATTTTGTATTTTTTCATTAAAGAGTTTCTTCAACATCTAACTCAAATTGATATAAAATATTACCATCTTTATCAGCACCTACTGTACCAAATTCTTGAATATCATTTACTAAATGAACAGTAAAAGGTACATTATCATAAGTGACAGCAGAATCATTTGTAAGTGCTGTTATAAGAGGTGGCTCTATTGTAATTGTTGCTTCATTTGACCCATCGGCTGTTGCATCAGCAACTACCATATAAACTTTATTATGT